GTAAAAACAAATGGCAAACGAAAGCACAAGTAGTACGCTCAGCGAACTATATACTGAAATCGTTGCTGAAGCTGAGTTCGTAATTCAAGAGCAATCAATAATGAAGAACTTGGTAAAAAACTACACCATTGCAGGTGGCGGTAAATCTGTAGAAGTACCGATTTATTCAGCTATCTCAGCAGCGGCAGTTAATGAAGCAACTGATTTATCAAACACAGCAGTTAATCCGTCATCAGTGACAATTACTGCATCAGAAGTAGGCGTAATGACTACACTAACTGATTTAGCGAGAAACTCCGCACCAAGAAATGTAGCGGCAGATATCGGTAGATTATTTGGTGAAGGTATTGCAAAGAAAATGGACCAAGACTTAATCGCATTATTTGACGGATTTTCAGTCACATTAGGTGATGGTACAGGTGCAATTTCAGCAGCTTCTATTTTTAATGCGGCATCAACACTAAGAGCAGAGGGTTTACCTCTTAATGAGTGTTTTGCAGTATTACACCCAAAGATTGCTTATGACTTAAAAGCAAACTTAACAAACACATTTGCAAATCCAAATGCAGGTGATTTACAGAACGAAGCATTAAGAAGCGGTTTTGTAGGTCAGATTGCAGGTATTAGTGTATTTGAAACTTCAAATATGTCTAACACAGGTAATGCAGGTGACTATAAGGGTGGTATATTCCATAAAGATGCATTAGCACTAGCTATGATGCAGGACATCAAGATTGAAACTCAAAGAGATGCTTCTCTAAGAGCAGACGAGATTGTTGCTACTGCAGTTTACGGCGTAGGCGAATTGCATGATTCTTATGGTGTTGAATTACACTTTGATTCATCAATCCAATAATATAAACTATGGGTGGGGATATACTCCCCACCTATGATATATAAGGAAGAAAAAATGGAATTAGTTAGATTAAAAAAAGGCGATAAAGTTATTACCAGAACAAAATTTGATTATGAAAAAAATTTTATTCATTGGAAAATGAGAGGTTTTGAATTGGTAGAAGATAAACCCAAAGAAGAAAAACCAAAAAGAACTAGGAAGAAGAAAGAAGATTAATGGCGGCAACATCAGTATTAGCTGTAGGTAGTTCAGATATTACATCTTATCAACCAGATATTTTAGAATATGGAATTGCAAACTTTGATACCCAATTACAATTCGCAGAAGATGATGTTTTAAGACAAATTCGTGAGGAATGGTGGGAAAGATATCGCCATACTGTACGATACAAAGATATTACTAAAGTCACAACTTTAGAAATGGATAACAGTAAACTAACTGATGCTCAATGGAAAAGAGCAGTTATTTACAAGGCATTAGCAGAATATATTTATCCTCAATTAACGAAATGGAAAGACCCACAGGGTGGTGATGGGCAAGATGCTTTCCAAATACAAATAGAATTTTATAGAGCCAAATACGCAGAAGAATTTCAAGCAGTATTGCGTGATGGAGTTGAATATGATGAGGATGGCGATAGCACAGTCACCGCTAGTGAAAAAGAACCTATACATCATCTAAGATTAGTTCGTTAATGGTTGCTGATGTTCGCATCAAGGACAACTCTGTTCAAGTAAGAAAATCACTACAAAGAGTATCTAAACAAGTACCCAAAGCTATTAAAAGAGCCTTAGCCAATGCAACAGCTTTTGAGATTGCGGCTATTAAAGAACGCACCCAACAAAAAGGCATAGATTTTAGAGGCAGGGTATTTAAACCTTATTCCCCTAAATACAAAAGAAGATTAGTAAAACAATCTGGTGTTGTTGATTTAACAGATACAGGACAAATGTTTAGTTCATTAACAAGTAAAGTGACACCGAGTAAAGGTGAATTGTTTTTTAGACAAGCGTCAGCTAATAGAAAAGCATTTTTCCATGATGAAGCAGGTGTTGGTAGAAAAAAGATAATCCGACCATTTTTTAGAATAAGCAAAAAAGAAGAAACAAATATTGAAAAGATATTCTTTAATGTGTTAGAAAGAGAACTGAGATTATGAGTAAAAGAGAAGATATAGCGGCAAATATAATTACTGTATTAGATGCAGTCACTTCACCTATTGAATTAGTTAAGATAACTCGTGAACCATTTTTACCAGAAGAATTGGCTGATACACAGTTTCCTGCAATATATATTTCTACAGGTGATGAGGTTAGAGAAGATTTTTCATTAGGTGATACTGCGGCAGGAAAAAGAAGTGGCACAATAGATTATGTATTAGTTGGATATGTTAAAGGAACAGAAACCAATTTAGACACCAAAAGAAACCAATTAATTGAGGTTATAGAAGAAACTTTAGATGCTGATAGAACTAGAAATGGAAACTCATTAGAAACCAAAATAGTAGAAGTCAGTTCTGATGAGGGAACATTATATCCTTTGGGAGGAGTGAGAATTGTGGTAAGAGTATTTTATGAATTTGTTAGAGGTACTGCGTAATGGCTAAAAGAGTGAAGCTATACAAAGATGGTAATTCCCTAGAAGTATGGGATAATAATATAGACAAGTTTCTTGCTAATGGTTATAAACTAGAAGCAGAAAAAAAATCTACAAAAAAGAAAAAAGTAGATGAAGATAAACAAGAAGGAGTAAACGAATGGCAACACACGTCGGAACAAGCGGACTTGTAAAGTGGAATGGCTCAAATACTGTAGCTGAAGTCACAGGCTTTTCATTATCAGAAACAAATGACACTGTAGAGGATACAAGCCTTACAGATTCAGCAAAAAGTTATCTGGTATTAAGAAAAGATGCAACTGCAACTGTAGAATGTCACTGGGATGAAACTGATACTAATGGACAAGAAGCATTAGATGTTGGAACAAGTGCAACTTTGGAATTATATCCAGAGGGTGCAGATGCAGGTGATGCATACTACACAGCGACTGCAATCGTAACGGGTGCAGATGTAGCAGTCACTATGGATGGCACAATTACAAGAAACTTTACATTCCAAATCTCAGGTGGCGTAACTCACAACACTGTATAATAATTTATGTCAAAAGATTATTTGGAAGGTGCTATTCAGCACTTTAAACACCAAGAGATAAAAATTATTGAGGTGGAGGAATGGGGTTTAGTAGGCGACGACGCTATTTACGTTAAACCCTTTACGTTACTTGAGAAAGCAGAAATTTTTAAAGGTACAACTGATAATGACCTTACTGTTTTAATTGATGTTATTGTAAAAAAAGCAGAAACCAAAGATGGGCAAAAGATGTTTGATTTACAAAGCAAGATTAGAATGAAAAAATTTGTTGACCCAGATATTATTGCTAGGGTTTCTAGTGAGATATTAAATCCATCCACTGAAGATACCAAGACCTTAAAAAAAAACTAAATTCTAATTCAGATTTTAGATTTCATTTTTTCTTAGCAGAGAAGCTACACAAAACTATTGGGGAAATAATGCAAATCCCTGTAGAAGAATATAATATGTGGGTAGCTTATTATAATCTCAAACACGAAGAAGAACAAAAAGCATTGAATAAACAAAGGATGCAAGGTAAAAGAAGATAATGACTAAAAAACTCATTATTGACATTCTCGCTAAAGATAAAACGAAACAAGCCTTAACTGGTGTTCAAAAAAATCTAGGAAATGTAAAAAAATCTGTTTTTAGTTTAAAAGGTGCATTAGTTGGACTTGGTGCAGGTGCAGTTGTTAAATCATTTGTTGATGTAGGAAAAGAAGTAGAAAGCCTACAAGTTCGTTTTAAATTCTTATTTGGTTCAGTTGAAGAAGGTAAAATAGCATTTGATAATCTTGCAAAATTTGCAGGTAAAGTTCCATTTTCTCTTGAAGAAATATCTAGGGCATCTGGAAATCTAGCTGTTGTTGCTAAAGATGCTAATGATTTAAATAGAATATTAGAAATTACAGGTAATGTAGCCGCTGTTACAGGATTAGATTTTGAAACAACATCTAGTCAAATTCAAAGAGCCTTTTCTGGTGGTATTGGTGCGGCAGATTTATTTAGAGAAAGAGGTGTTAGAGCCTTATTAGGTTTCCAAGCAGGTGCTAAAGTTACTGCTGAAGAAACTATAGCTAGATTTGAAGAATTGTTTGCAGGTGATGGACAATTTGCAAATGCTACAAAAGATTTAGCAACAACCCTTGAAGGTACTATCTCAATGATTGGGGATAAGTATTTTAATTTTCAAAAAGATGTTGCAGCAGGTTTCTTTGATGAACTCAAAGGTGAATTTGGTGATTTAAATGTTTTCTTAGAGCAAAATGAACAACAGATAAAAGATATAGCAACTGCTATTGGTGAAAACTTTGCAGGTGCAATTAAAACAACATCATCAGCTATTAAAAGTGTAGCACCTGCGGTTAAGACTATTGCTGATGGATTAGGAACAACAATAACAGGTTTTACTTCTTTACCTACATTTGTTCAAACTTCTGGAATTATCTCAGTATTATTATTTGGTAAAAAGGGAACAATAGCTTTTACAACAGTAAGTTTCTTAATTGGACAAATTCAAGATTTATTAAATCAAGTTCCTACTACTTCTAAAGAACTTCTTGATGTTAAAAGTTTAGAAGAAGCTGAAGAAGTATTATCCTCACTTCAAGATAGACTTCAAAGAAAAGAAATGCTGTTTCTTGAAAATTTTGGAATACAAGCCAAAGATATAGCAAACATAGATTTTAGCGAAGCCACAGACGGATTAATAAAAAGAGTTAATGACGTTCTTATATTAAGAGATGCTATTGATGAAGCACAATTAGTAATTGCTAATTTTAAATCCGAAAACTTTACAAAATTCCTTGAAGATACAAAAGTTGGATTTACTGGAATGAATGAAAAAATTGTAGAATTTAATCGAGGTTTCCAAACTTCAACAGAACTTGTTAATAAACAAGCATCAGCTTTTGGTGGTGCTTATATGACTTCTGTATTATTAGCAGAAAAAACAGTAGATGGTTTTACAGATAGTCTTACCTTGGCAAGTCAACAATCATCAGCTTTTGGTAATGCTTACATAGATGCACTAAATAAATCAGATAAAACCATAGAGGAACAATTATCAGCATTTGAACAATTTAATAAGGGATTTAATGATGCTATGGATAAAAGTGTTTTTGATGGATTCCAAAAAGCAGGTGAAACTGCATTTAATTCATTAAAGAAAACTATGGCAGATTTTGTTATTACAGGAAAACTAGATATGAAGGGTTTTTCAGATGCAGTTAAAAGAGCATTAGTAGAAGCCTTAATTGGTGAAGCAGTGACTGCCGCCATTAGTAAAGCAAAAATATTATTTAAAATGGATGCAATAACAAAAGCATTAAGCAGTACTTATCAAGCAGGTGCGAAGGCTTTAGGCTCTGTTCCTTTTCCATTTAATATTGCCGCTGCCGCAAGTGTTATTGGTGTAGGTATGGGTTTTGTAAATAAAATTAAAGGATTTGAAAAAGGTGGGCGACCACCAATTAATACTCCTTCAATAGTGGGTGAGAGAGGTGCTGAACTTTTTGTGCCAGATACAGCAGGAACTATAATACCTAATAACAAACTAGGTAATATGGGTGAAACAACAGTTAATGTAAATATTATGGCTAATGACACTGAAGGTTTTGATGATTTATTATTAAAGCGTAGAAGTGTTATTGTTAATGTGATAAATGATGCATTGAATACTCAAGGAAAAGAGGCGTTAATTTAATGAGTGGTACTTATCCAACATCACCAGAGTTTAGGTCAATCGGTTTTGGTTCAGAACAAAAAACAATTACATCTACTACTGATAGTGGAAAGATGTTTTCAGTTCAAGTTGATGGACAAAGATTTAAGTTTTCCGCAACATATCCACCTATGAGAAGAAGTGATTTTGCACCTGTCATAGCTTTTATCATGAAACAAAGAAGTCAAAAAGAAACATTTCAAATTGCTTTACCAGATTTAAAAAACGCTAAAGGTGATGTGTCTGGAACAGTATTAGTTAATGGTGCACATACAGCAGGTGACACTACAATAACAGTTGATGCTATGACAGGAACTTTAAAAGCAGGTGACTTTGTTAAGTTTGGAGGAAGTAGTAAAGTTTACATGATAGTGAGTGATGCAACCGCTGATGGTTCTAATGAAGCTACACTTACTATTGAACCACCACTTAGAGATGCCTTATCAGATAATGCTTCTGTTACCTATGACGGAGTTGAATTTACTGTTCGTTTAACTAATGACATTCAGCAGTTTAATACAGACGATTTAGATTTATATAAATTTGAAGTTGATTTCATAGAGGCTCTGTAATGGCTAGAGGATTATCTACTGCCTTAAAGAATGAATTAGCAACAAATAATATAAAACCTATTTTATTAGTAGAAATACTATTTCCAACACCACAAAGAATTACAAATCACTACAAAGACATAACTCACAATTCTAATAGCTACACTGCTAGTGGGCATTTATTATCTATTACTAATAAAGCAGAAAGTGCTGAAATAAATGTTTCTAACTTTACAGTCAATCTATCAGCAGTAGACAGTGCATTTACATCTATTATTTTAAATAACAATGTAGCTAATGATATCGTGACTATTGATATTGGATTATTGAATAGTTCTGATGCGTTAATAGATACTTACAACTATGATAAAGGCTATATAGAAAGTTTCAGAATAGACACTGACAAAGCAGTTATTTCTTTAATCTGTACTTCTCACTTTTCCGATTTTAGTAGAATAGCAGGTAGAAGAACAAACGAAGGAAGCCAACAAAGATTTTTTGCATCTGATAGAGGATTTGAATTTGCAGGACAGACAGTTCAAGATATCAAATGGGGAAGGTCTTGATTGAAGTTATTGAGTTTTTAAAAAAATTTAAAGAATATTACCAATACTCAAACCAAGATTTAAAACATCACCTACACCCAAGTTTTACGTTAAATCAATACAAAATATTTAAAGACAAAGAAATTACGGGATTTGTAAACTGGGCATTTCTTAACGATATAACTAAAAATAAATTTTTACATCATGGGGTGATTGATTATGGTAATTGGAACTGTGGTGATAATTTATGTGTTGCCAATTTTGTTTGTAGTAAAAATATTAAGGATATGGTTAATTGGTGTAAAGATTTTGCGAGAAACATAAAATATGATAAAGAGATAGTCTGGGTAAAAGCATTTAGAAACAATAGAATTATTAGGGTAAATAAACAATGGCAGAAATAATCAAACCAATTCAAGAAGCGGTACAAAAGGTTGTATCTTGGTTTATTGATATCCCAGAAGTTCCAGATTTACCACAAGTAGAGGAAATTAGGGGAACTTTAGTTAATAAACAATCTAACAATGCACAAATCCCTGTAGTTTATGGTGAAAGACTAGTTGGCGGCAATAGGGTATTCATTGAAACGAGTGGAACTGACAATAAATATCTTTATATGGCATTAGTCTTATGTGAAGGTGAGATTAATGCAATTACACAAATTAAAGTAAATGATGATGCTGTTACTTTTAGTGGTAGTTTTGCAGATGGTACAGAAATTACATCTAATGATAGTAAATATGCGGCAACTGTTAAGGCACAACCATTTTATGGTACTGACGGGCAATCAGCATCTAGTCTTTTATCAACACTAACAAATTGGGGTAGTAATCATAAATTATCTGGAATTTGTTATGTAGCTTTTAGATTTGAATGGGATGCGGATAAATATACAGGCATCCCTGATGTTAAAGTAAAAGTGCAAGGTAGAAAAATATCTACATTTGATGGTAGTAGTAATGAAACCACAGGGCAATACTCCACTAACCCCGCATTTGTCTTATTAGATTTTTTAAGAAATGAAAGATATGGAAAAGGTATTCTATTAACAGAAATAGATATTCCAGAATTACCAGACACACCAGAAGTTGAAGAGATTAGGGGTACTCTACTTAATAAACAATCTAACAATGCACAAATCCCTGTAGTTTATGGTGAAAGACTAGTTGGCGGCAATAGGGTATTCATTGAAACGAGTGGAACTGACAATAAATATCTTTATATGGCATTA